AGCATCACTATACAATCAAGGTATGCCTACTAATCTACTTGTAAATAGAAACGACTATCAGTCAGGTAACCCTACAGTATTTAATACTAAGCAAGTTGATTTTGATGGTTCTGATGATTATTTAAATATATCTAATTCAGATTCTGTTAATGTAACTACAAATGATTTTTCTGTTTCTGCTTGGTTTAAAACTACAGAAGAAGAAGGAATGATTTTTGCTAAAAGAGCAGATGCAGGATATGAAATGGGTTTAGCTAATGGTAAAGTAAGTTATTATATGAAAGATGCAGCAAATAATGCAGCTTACGACACAGAAGATACTATTACAGTAAATGATGGGGAATGGCATCATATAGCTTGGGTTTTTGATAGAAGTGGATTAGGATATAGATATATTGATGGTGTAAATTCAGGAACAAACGATTCTCTTACAGGCGCAACAGGTTCTTTGTCTAACACTATGCCTTTAGGTATAATGGCTAGATTACAACCTAGCCCTAATAGTTTTATAGGTGGGGAATTAAGTCAAGTAGGATTATGGAACTCTACACTAACTGCTGATGAAGTATCTTCTTTATACAATCACGGATTACCTGTAGACTTAAACACAGATCAAGCAGCTTATACATCTTCATCTAACTTAGTAGGTTATTGGAGAATGGGTAGTGGTACATTAGATACATATCCATTGATTGCTGACCAAACAAATGCTACTTTAGGTAGTGAGTTAGTTGTTAATGGAGATTTTGCTACAGATAGTAATTGGGTTAAAGGTGCTAATACAACTATAAGTGGTGGTAAATTAAATTCAAATTCAGCAGGAGTTTATATTATAGCTAATCAATCAGGAATATTAGCTCAGAATCAAGTATGTAAATATTCAGTTACATATACAATAACAAGTGGTAGTGTTAGATTAGGAGATTCATCTTCAGTTTGGGCAGGTAGCACACAATCTACCTCAGGAACATACACAGGTTATATTACAGTTGCTTCTACTGCTAATGGTACGTTATTCTTTACTTCATCTGCTTCGGATTTTGTAGGTTCAATAGACAACGTATCAGTAAAACAAGTAAATGGTAACCCTGCTATAATGACCAATATGACTGCTAGTGATATAGAGAATGGTAGTCCTTATGCTAATATAGTACAGAATAGTGATTTTGCTACTGATACTGATTGGACAAAGGGTTCTAATTGGACTATTAGTGGTGGAAGTGCCACAAGTGATGGTACAGATGCAACATCAAATTTAAGTCAAACAATTTCTTCATTTAATGGTAAAAGTTTTTTAGTTGAAGGTAATGCATCTAATGTTACTCAAGGTTATGTTTATGTTTCTTTAGGTGGTTCTGATTTACAAATAGTTGTTAATAGTAATGGTGCTTTTAAACATTATGTAAATATTTCATCAGGTAATTCAATTTTTTATATATCAGCAAGAAATAATTTCATAGGTTCAATAGACAACGTAACAGTAGAAGAAGTAAACACAGGACTACAAGGATATTGGAAGATGGGTAGTGGTATTAATGATGAGTACCCTGTTATCTATGACCAAACTAATCCTACTCTTGGTGCTGAAATAGTTGTTAATGGAGATTTTGCTACTGATTCTGATTGGATAAAACAAACAGGATGGACAATAGCAAATGGTAAAGCATCAATAAGTGGACAGACACAAAATAGAGGGATTTCACAAGACATAAGTGTAGAAGCAGGAAAAGTATATAAAGTAATCTATGAAAGAACTTATATATCAGGTAATGGCGAAACTAATTTATATTCTGATTTTATATCAGATGGTGTTAATACAACATTAGGTAGTTATAGTGATACTACACAAGAAACCGTAACAGTAATATTTTATTTTTCTCCTACTTATACAGGTACTATGACTTTAAGAGTATATGCTATTGGAACTTTTACAGGCTCAATAGACAATGTATCAGTAAAACAAGTACAAGGCAATCCTGCAACTATGACCAATATGGTAGAGGGTAATATCACTAACCAATATCCACTAACTAAGATTAGAAACTACTATAGAATGGGAGATGGTATATTAGATAAGTTTCCAAACATTCAAGACCAAACAAGTCCTAATCTTGCACATATACCTACTACTAATTTAGTAACGTATTCACAAGATTTATCTCAATGGACTACAGTAACAGGTGGTGGTACTGCTTCTGCAAGTGTTACACCAAATTATGGAATTTCTCCTGATGGAACACAAAATGCAAGTCGTGTACAATTAGACAAAGGAAATACAGGGTATGCTGAAGTTTATCAATTATTTACTACAACAAGTGGGGTAACTAATACTCAAACAATTTTTCTAAAATCATTAAATGGAACTCCTGAAATAAACTTTGGTTGGGGAAATACAATTCGTGGTACAATTACTTTAACAACAGAATGGCAACGATACACTTTTACTTACACTTCAGGAGGTGTTTCAAACGCAGCAGCTTTAACCTTGTTTGATGTAACAACTGCACAAAGTATTGATGTTTTGGCTTGGGGCGCACAAGCAGAACAACAACATCAAGCTACTGCATACTTACCATCTTATGGTGTAGCATCAGTAAGAAAAGCAACAACTACTAACTTAGTTACTTATAGTGAAGATTTTACACAAAGTAGTTGGGTAAAAGATGGTGTAAGTGTTACAGGTGGATTTATTTCTCCTGATGGAACTGCTACTGCTTATAAATTAATTGAAAATACAAGTAATTCTGTGCATAGAATTTACGAAACCTCAACTGTGTCAATATCGCCAAATGCTTCTATTTCAGTATTTGTTAAATATAACGGAAGAAGATATATGTTAATTAGATTTGCAGACCAAAGTGTTGGAAGATGGTATGATTTAATAAATGGTACTCTTGGAATTACATATCTTGGCGCACCTAATAATTCTACTATAGAACAAGTAAATAATGGTTGGTTTAGGATAACATTAAGTAATACCTCTAATGCACAGGCAAGGTGTGAGTTTTGGGTTTCTGACACACAATCAGTATCATCTTATACAGGAGATGGAAGTTCAGGGGCATATATATGGGGTGCGCAGTTAGAACAACAAACACAAGCAGAAACGTATGCACCAACTTTTGGATTACCTGTAACAATAGATTTATTTACAGAAAATAACTACGGAACAATGATTAATATGACTGCAGGAGATATAGTTCCTGATACACCAAACAATTAAAAATTAAATTATGATTTATACAACACCATTAACAACATTATTAGCTGAAGTAGATGCAGAGGGAAATCCTGTATGCGACTTCTCACAAATTGTAGAAGATTCAGCAGAAACTGTTAGAAAGTCAGTAGATGGTACATTATTTATTGCTAAATTTGAGGGAGATACTCCAACGTTTTTAGATGGATTAGACCAATATACTCACGAAGAAATCTTAGCAATAGTTAATACTGCTGCCTGGACACCTGAACAAGAATAAAAATAAATATGGAAAATATACTAAGTGTAGATTTATCAAGTGTAACTTCTCCAATCGTACAGGAAGTTAGAGGTAAAGATTGGATAGAATACGGAACAGAAGAATGGGCTAATCTATACCCACAGTTCTTAATTGATCTATACAATAATTCTAGTACACATAGGGCTATTATTACAACTACTGCTGCTATGATTGCAGGAAATGATATAATAATAGATGAAGATGGTAAAGAAGAAAATGTAGACAGATATGTTAAACTACAAAACTTTTTTAACTATGCAAATGGAAAAGAAACACTACACGAAATATTAGAAAAAGTATCATTAGATTTTAAATTACAAGGTGCTTTTGCTTTACACTTAATATGGAACAAAGCTAAAACAGAAATAGTTGAGATACACCACGTTCCTTGTGAACGAGTAAGAGCAGGAATCCCAAATGCTATGGGAGTTGTAGATACTTATTATGTATCTGCAGATTGGAGTGATACAAGAGAAAACCCACCTACACCTATAGCAGCCTTTAATACTAACGATAGAACAGGTGCTAGTCAATTACTTTATAGTGGCTTATATAGCCCTAATATGGATGTATATCACACACCAGACTACTTAGCTACAAATAACTGGGCTATGGTAGATCAAAAGGTGGCTGAATTTCATTTAAATAACATTTCTAATGGATTTAGTGGTTCGTATATGATTAACTTTGCTAATGGAGTTCCTACACAAGAAGAAAGAATTTCTTTAGAAAGAAGTTTAGCTAATAAATTTTCAGGCAGTTCTAATTCTGGAAAGATGGTTATTACTTTTTCAGATGACAAAACAAGAACTCCAGAGATATTCCCAATATCAGTTAGTAATGCAGACAAACAATATTTAGCTTTACAAGAACTTCTAGTACAAAATATACTTACAGGACACAGAGTAGTATCTCCTTTATTATTTGGAATAAAAAGTGATTCTGGTTTAGGTTCTAATGTAGATGAATTAAATGCAGCTTTTGAAGTATTTTTAAATACTGTAATTAAAAACTTCCAAGTACATATATTAAGAGTATTGGCTAAGATATTTAAGATTAACGATATGGATATGCCTATTTCATTTGTACAAGCAAAACCTATTACAACTCAATTTGACATTGAAGATATGAGGTCAGTAATGACACAAGAAGAAATTAGAGAAGAACTTGGATTAGCACCATTAGAACAAGATGAGGTTGTAGAAGAAGATGATTTTGATAAAGTAGGTATGATAGATGGTAAGCCTGTCTATAATACTAAAGAGGAAGCTATGGCTAATGCTGAAAGGCTTGGGTGTAGTGGTTACCACGAACACGAATACGAAGGTAAGACAGTCTTTATGGCTTGTGAATCTCACGAAGAACTAATGAATTTTGGTAAAACAGAATTAGAATCTTTTTTAGATACTATGGAAGATATACCAGAAGATTGGGAATTAATAGATGAAGAAAAAGTAGATGGAGAACACGAAGATTTTGATTTTGAACAAAGTCTTAATGAATTTGCTAATGATAAAACAGAGTTAGCATCTACAGGTATAGCAAGACCTAATGCAAAAACTAGAGGAAAAAACAATCAAGATGGAGTAAATAAATCATTTAATGATTATTACAAAGTTAGATACGTTTATGCTAAAGATAATTTCTTATCACAAGAAGGAGAAACTAGAGATTTTTGTAAACTAATGACTTCTGCAAAAAAGATATATCGTAAACAAGATATTATAAATATGGGTAGTAAGCCTGTAAATGCAGGTTGGGGTGCAAAAGGTGCTGCAACTTATTCAATTTGGTTCTACAAAGGAGGAGGTAATTGTCATCATTTTTGGTTAAGACAAATTTATAAAACTTCACTAACTAATGCTAAGAGTAATATATCTTCTAGTCAATTAATAGGATATACTAAAGCTAAATCAGAAGGTTTTACTGCACAAAAGAATGATAACAAAGTAGCTAAAGCACCAAAAAGAATGAAGAATAACGGATTTTTAAACCCAAGATAATTATGGCATATATACTCCTAATAAGTGAAGATAAATTAAAGTCAAGTACTGCAATAAATATGAACGTAGATGTACAATTTCTACTTCCATACGTTAGAATTGCACAAGAGAAATATATAGAAACTAAATTAGGAACTAATCTGTATGTAGCTATACAAGGAATGATTAGTGGGGGTACTATTGGTAATGTTGCTAATGCTAACTACAAGTTGTTATTAGATGATTACATAGCTGATGTATTGATACACTATAGTTTTTATGAAGTATTACCATTTCTTAGATACAAGGTACAGAATAATAATGTAGTTTCTAAAACTGCTGAAAACTCTACACCTTTAACAAGAACAGAAGCACAAGATTTAAGATCAGAGATTAGTAATACTGCACAATTTTATACTGAAAGACTTGTTGATTATTTATGTAATAACTCTAGTCTGTTTCCAGAGTACAGTACAAACACAGGTGCAGATGTAACACCTGATTCAAATGCTTATTATCAAGGAATGAACTTAGAAAGATACAGAGTAAATGACACAAAAATAACTATAAGAGATTTTTTAGATACTACATATAATTAATGAAGAAAAGATATAAAGTTAAAGAAGTCAATAAAATAAAATTAAAATCATACTTGACAAATGCCGATACAAAAAACAATACAAGACAGTCTGGAAGTAGCTGCAGTAAACGGAACAGTCCTAAGTGTAACAACATTTACTAACTTAGAGATAGCTTTAAAGATAATCTTGTTAGTAATTTCAATAGCCTATACTTTAGATAAGTGGTATAGTCAAAAGAAAAAGCATAATGAAAAAAAATAAGCTAAACAGTACAAATCCTCGTTATCAAAAAGTTGAAGAAGTAATTAAAACTAATAAAGTTTTGATTAACAACGTAAAAGGAATAAAAATTTATGCAGTATATAATATATGATAGATCATTCAGAATACTATTATGACTTTGATAGGAATGTTAAAACATTAAAACATTTTAGTTCTAAGGAGTTTGATAGTCCTGATGAGCAAGGTAGTGGTAAAAAGATGTGTCCTATATTTTTAACTAAATTAGATACTTGCAGAGAACAAGCAGGAATTAGTTTTAAAATATCTTCTGGTTATAGAACTAAAGAACATAATAAAAAAGTAGGTGGGGTTATAGATTCTGCACATACAGAGATACCTTGTAAGGCAGTTGATATAGTAGCAGTAAATTCAAGAGAGAGATTTAAAATCTTACAAAGTTTAATTCAGAATGGATTTAATAGAATTGGATTAGGTAAAGGTTTTATTCACGTTGATTCAAGCGAAAAGTCGCAAGATGTTTTGTGGCATTATTATTAATTAAATTAAATTAAAATGACAAATTTTTTAAAAAACTTCCTATTAGGAAAAATGGTAAAATCTAAAAAGTTTTGGTACACAGTTGTTGGTTGCTTAACTACACTATTAAGTGATAGTTTCGGACTTAATCCTGAAGATGTAAACAATATGCTAATGAGTTTAGCTGCTTTAGTTGTTGGTCAGGGAATAGCTGATAGTGGAAAGAAGTAACAGATATAGATTAAAACCGAACGAGATACAAGTCATTCAAAAACTGCGAGAGCAAGAGATAAGTAATATATTAGTAATAGGAGATTTGCACGAACCTTTTTGTCTTGATGAGTATCTTGATTGGTGTATAGAACAGTACGAAACTTGGAACTGTAATCAAGTAATATTTATTGGAGATGTTATTGATTCGCACGGATTTTCATATCACGAATCCGATCCTGATGGAATGTCGGCAGGAGATGAATTAAGTTATGCAATTAAAAGAATAGCAAGATGGTATAAAGCCTTCCCTAATGCTGATGTGTGCATTGGAAATCATGATCGGATGGCTGCAAGGAAGGCTATGTCAGGAGGAATACCATCAGCTTGGATAAAGTCTTACAATGATGTTTTAGGCACACCTAATTGGAATTGGGTTGAAAGTGTTATATATAATGATGTGTTATATGAACACGGAGAGGGAGGTCAAGCTGCAACAAAAGCTAAAAACAATATGATGTCATCTGTTTGTGGTCATACACATACCTCTGCATACGTTCAATGGTTTTGTGGAAAAAGATATAGAGTATTTGGATTACAATCTGGTTGTGGTGTAAATCATAAATCTTATGCAGCAGCTTATGCAAAAAACTTTAAAAAACAATCTATAGGTTGTGCAGTAGTATTAAACAACGGAACTATACCTATAAGCCTACTAATGCCCTTATAAGGCAATCTAACAAACTTTCTTAATACTTTAATAGTAGTATGTATATAAGGCTTTAAATGTCTTATATCTCTTTATTCTATTATACTAACATTGTAATTGTTAATAACTTAGTTAATATATATGTTAATATAAAAGTTAATTAGTATATTTGCATATATAAATTCTAAAAAATTATTATGAAAACACAATACATTATAAAACACAAATTAACTAATAAGGAACATATTTTAAATGCTGAAGAAAAAGCACAATTTTATCAACATCAAAATAAGTATGATTATTTAGAATCAGAATTATTAGAAATAGAAACAGAAACTAATTGGAAAGAAGAAATAGGTCTAGCACTTATAGGAATAGCAATAGTAATATTAGGAACTAAAATTATTGTAGAATGGCTATAAATAGATTATACACACCTACAAGACCTTCTCCTGAAAGGATAATAGAAATAAAAAAAGAGCATCAAGAAGCATTACAAAAGATTTATGATAAATGTGATGACAGAATAGTTGAAGCAAAACTTTATTATGTAAAAGGTACAGAGAGTTTTACTAAAACTGATAATATTTTAAGAAAACAAACAACAGATGAGAGAGATGCTTACGAAGGGATTGTAGTAGTAGGTACAGAACTACAAAGATGTATGGATAAAACTTTTCCTAATATAACAGGAATATACTCATACAATTTAACAAAAGGTTTGTTAAAGATGTATGAAGATAATAATAGAAAATTAATAATAATAAATTAAATAATTATGAAAAATAGTAAAGTAACAAGTGTACAATCAAATGGTACTTGGGAAGGTAAATATGGAATGATGTATAAATTTGAAATTGGTTTTGAAAATGGAGATGTGGGAGAATACTCATCTAAAAATCAAGATCAAAATAAATTTGTAATAGGAACTAATGCAGAATATGAATACACAGATGGTAAGTTTCCTAAAGTAAAACCTGTTTATATAAAGCCTGAATCTTTTAATAAATCATTTAATAATTCTTCAAATGATAATCCAGATAGACAAAAGCTAATAGTTAGGCAATCAAGTTTAAAAGCTGCAGTAGAATACAATAGTAATTGTAGTTCTGATGAGGTTTTAGACAATGCTGATAAGTTTTATAATTGGGTAATGGAAACTAATAAAACATTAGATAATTTTGATAGTAGATTAAAAAACAAAATAGATCAAATAACTGATCCTAATCAATATGCTTCTGCATTTGATGCTAAGTTTAAAGGTTCTACTCCTGATGATTTACCATTTTAAGATGACAGATAAAGAAAAATTTGAATCCCTTTGTAGCCTTACTACTAATCTAGTAGGGTTACAAGAGGGTTCTTTAAGTGATAAGACTAGAAAGCATAGTGTTCAAATACCTAGAATGGTAGCATCTGTTATTGGTAGATTAGAAAAGATACCACCAGAAATTATTGCTGATGTTATTAATAGACATAGAACATCAATAATACATTATGTAAAATACCATAAGCACAACTTTGCATCATTTCCAAAGTATAGAAATATATTTACTAAAGTATATAATAGCTATACTGACCTTAATAGTTCTAAAAATGTATTTATAGATTCAGATTCTATAAGAATGTTACTAGTTTCTAATGGTGTTGTAATTTCTAAAAAACCACAAGTAAAGTTAAAAATTAAGTGTGGTAATAGTAGTTATACAATAAATACTGATTTTTTACAGTTTTCTAATAACACAACCTTAATAAGAAGTGTTTTAAGAGATTACAATTATACATTAGAGATTATAACAATATGAAAGAAAACCCTAACTACTATGCTATAATACCTGCTAACGTAAGGTATTCAGATTTAAAACCCAATGCTAAGTTATTATATGGAGAAATAACTGCTTTAAGTAATAAGTATGGATTTTGTTTTGCATCTAACAAATACTTTGCAGAATTATATAATGTAAACAAGAATACAGTATCATCCTGGTTGTCTGATTTAAAAAATTATGGGTTTATAGTTATTAAAATAGAAAGGGATTCTAACAATCAAATCGTAAAAAGATGTATAGGTATCACGAAAAACACGGATACCCCTATACACGAAAAGATGAAAGGTAATAGTACAAGTATTAATACTACAAGTAATAATATATCTATAAAGGAAAAATTTATTAATCAAGTTATGTATTTTGATTACCCAAAAGAAATGAAAGATGACTTTATAAGTTATTGGACAGAGGGTGTTAAAAAAATGAGGTTTCAAAAGCAGAGTACATTTGAGATTAAACTAAGATTAGAAAGATGGTCAAAAAATGCAGCTAAGTGGGATAAACCTAAAAGCAAAGTAACATCTAAATTAGATGATCAGATAGATGCTTGGCAGAAAGCAAAAGAATTATTATGAATATAGTAGAAGAATTAAAATATAGAAAAGTTATAGCTTTAATTAAAAAAGAAAACTTTATAGAATTAGATCATTACTTTAAATATAGTGGTATGCAAGAGGTTAATAACAGATTAGTATCTTTAACACCAACTTATAGAGATAATACTTTTAAAGTAATAAATGATATGACTAAATATAAATTAAAAAATTATAATAAATGAAAACAGATAGATTTTTAAATAATGTTATAGAATTACTAGATGTAATGAGTTTTGAATTAAAAGAAAAAGAAGAAAAGTGTGCTGATGGTAGAATGTTAATCAGAATTGGACATAGAATTTCTGCAATACATAAAGTAAAACATTATGTAAAACAAAGAATTAAAAAAGAAGATATACCTGAAGTTATTAGAAAGAAAACAAACGTAGATTTTTTATATAATTTAAAACGAAAAGATTAAATGAAATCATTACAAGAAGAAAACATTAAAGAACTAACAGAAAAGGTATTAGACTTAATAGCTAAGACATCAGTAGAGTTAGGACACAGAGCAGATGCTAAATCAATGGCATCTCTTGCTAAGATATTTGCAGAAGATTTACAAAAAGAGAATAGGTTTAGAAGAATGACATTTAATCAAATAGATGATGCTTTTCACATAGGAGTAAGGTATTGTGATTTTGATCCTTACTTAAATATTAAGACTTTCTTTAGATTTATAATAAGTCATAAAAAAAGTATTAACGAAGCTATTTATAAAACTGAAACATTAAATCAAAAGAATGTAGAATTTTATCAACCACCACTAAAATTATTAATAAAATGAAAACAATTATAATAACACAAGATCAAATTAAAACACAAAGAGATGCAATTAAATGGCATCTTAAAAATTATGGACATATAACAAGTTGGGAAGCTATAAAAGAATATGGTGCTACAAGACTTTCAGATATTATATTTAAATTAAAAAAAGATGGATATAATATTCACAGTACAGATATAAAAATAAAAACACGATTTGGGAGAACAACAACTATAGCTAAATACTTATACTTTAAACCTGCACCTGTGTTTGAACAAAAATTAATATGGGGTTAAAGACAATAAGCAAATTAAAGAAAGATTTAGACAAATGGTTTAGCTTATACATAAGACTAAGAGATGCTACAGATATGGGTGTAGTTCAGTGTTTTACTTGTGATAAAATAGCACATTACAAATCAGGTATGCAGTGTGGACATTTTCAATCAAGAAGATTTATGGCTACTCGTTATGATGAAAGAAATCAAATACAGTGTGTTAAGTGTAATATGTTTGAACAAGGTATGCAGTGGCAATTTGGTCTTAACTTAGATGCTAAGTATGGATTAGGCACTGCTGAAGAATTGCAATTAAAAGCTAGACAAACTTTTAAAATGATGCGTATAGATTACGAAGAAAAGATAACTTATTATAAATCAGTTGTTAATAAAATCAAACAAGAAAAAAATATAGAATAAATATTTGTTTTATATTTGAGAATGGTAAAGCCTGTTTATTCAAGTATTCAACATAAAATATACATAGAAGAATATTTAAAATTAATGTTATCATTTGTAAAAGAATCATCATCAGAAACAAAATATAATTCATTTGTAGAGGTAGTAGATTTAATAATAAACTACCATAACGGATATGGGGAGGAAGGTTTAGATAAAGGGAATTGGAATGATTGGTTAATGATACTACCTATTAATCTATCAGTATGTTGTAATGGTTACTTTGCTGCATTAGAATCAAAAAGAAATAGAGAATCATTAAGAGCATATAGGGTTCTGCTTGATAAGTATTTAGAAGATTGTGTTGTTAATTTAAGTAGTATAAATTATAAAAATGAATAAAGTATATCAGGCAGTAGCAGATTGTAGACCTACATTTGTAAAGATGTCCTACACTTTTACTAAAGATATAAATGAAATTGATGAAGCAGTACAAGAATGTATGATTTATTTTATGCAGATGAACCCAAAGACTTTAAAAGATATATACGTTAAAGATGGACACAAGGGTTTAATAAGATATGGCGCAGTTGTATTAAGAAGAAGTTTTACATCTGTTAGAAGTCCTTATTACTACAAATACAAGAAATACTATACCCACTTAGATCAACAGGCAAGTAACATTACTTACGACATAACAGAATCAGGAGAAACATCTAATAAAAAGAATCTATACAATATACCTAACCCAGAAGAATATGTACAATGGCAGAAATTAGAACAGATAGATAAAGTATTAGATAATTTTTATTGGTACGATAGAGATGTTTTTAAGCTATATTACTATGAAGGACATACATTAACAGGACTTGCGAAAAAGACAGGTATAAGTAGGAACAGTCTGTTCACGACTATAGACAAAGTAAGAGAACAACTTAAAGAATTATTAGATGATTAATATAACTAACGAAGATAATATGGATTTAATGTCAAGATATGAAGATAATCATTTTGACTTAGCAATAGTTGACCCTCCTTATGGGATTGGAGCATCTGAAATGACTATGGGTAGTGGTGTTAAAAAATGGAAAAAAGGTAAAAAATGGGATGATGAAATACCAAATAAAAAATATTTTGATGAATTATTTAGGGTAAGTAAAAATCAGATAATTTGGGGAGGAAATTATTTTCCTTTATCTCAAAGTAGATGTTGGATTTTTTGGGATAAATTAGTACCTGTTGGTGTAGATTTTGCTGATGGTGAATTAGCCTGGTGTAGCTTTGATAAAGTTTTAAGAAAAGCAAAAATACCATATTCTGGATTTAGAGGAAGTGATAAAGGTGGTAAAATACATCCAACACAAAAACCAGTAAAACTATATGAGTGGATATTAATGAACTATGCAAAGGAAAGAGATAAGATATTAGATACACATCTTGGAAGTGGCTCAATAGCTTTAGCTTGTCATAACTTAGGATATGATCTAACTGCTTGTGAATTAGATAAGGAATATTATGATGCTGCAATAAAGAGATTAAAACAACATCAAGCACAATTAAGGTTAATATGAATAAGTTTTTTGTAACTGATGAGGTTTATAATGATAGGTTAAACATCTGTAAAGAATGTGTGTATTATTTTAAACCTACAGGTTCTTGTAAAGTTTGCCTTTGTTTTACCTCAATCAAAGCAAGAATTTCCGTAATGGAGTGTCCACAGAAGTATTGGGGTAAGACAACAGAAATAGATAGAGATGTAAATATACCAAATCATTTAATAGAAGAAGTGTTATTAATATGGAAAGATATAGAAAAAGGAATAGCAAAAGACCAAGCAACAAAAAAAAGAATGATCACATTGTTTAATACTATCTATGGAACTAATTATGATACAGGCACATCTTGTTCTAGTTGTTTAGTAGATTGTTTTAAAGGAATAAAAAGAATCTATGAAAAATATAAAATATGAAAAATAAAATACCTGATTATTATATAGGAAAAAATTATAAATACGAAGCAAGAAAAGTAATATCGGATTGGGAATTAACTTACAACGTAGGTAATGCAGTAACATATTTACTAAGAGCAAACTTTAAACATAATTCTCCTGAGGAATGTATAAAAAAAGCTATACACCATTTGGAGTTTGAGTTAGATGAGATAGAACAGAAGAAGAAGAAACCTAGAATAAGTCATATATAACTAAATAAGGGAGGGTAGGCATACTGCCACAAAATAATATATTAAATGTTTTTATACTCTCCTTTATTTTTAAACTATAAACTATGTTAAAATATCAATGTAATAAATGTGAAATACAAAAGGAGTTAAGTAGAGTAGTAATGAAAGTGATAAAAGGTAAGGTTGTTAATATTGGAACTGAATGTCCAGAGTGTGGAGAGTATATGCAAGAGATTTTCAAGTTTGGTGGGTTTCCTAATATAAAAAGAACAGAGCCTACACTATCTAATAAGAATGATAAACTTTGGAACAGGGCTAAAGATACTTTATCTTGAAGTTTGTAATAAAGGACAGTAAAGATAAACAAAGTCTGATAAACTATTTGAAAGAATTGGGTAACGATTACATAGTAGATGTAAAGAAACAAAGAAACAACAGATCAAACATGCAGAACAACTATTATTGGAAATGTATAGTGCAGGAGTTATCTAATGAGTTAGGTTATTTCCCTAATGAGATGCACGATATACTAAGGGCTAAGTTTCTACAAGAATGGGAGATGTTAGAGATAAACGATAAAAAGGTAGGTATAAACAAGATAGGGAGTACTGCAACATTAAACACTAAAGCATTTGAAGTGTATGCAGAACAGATTAGGATATGGGCTATGACAGAGTTAGGAATAAGATTAATGCTACCAAATGAATACAACTAATTTCTATTATATATAAAGATTGAATAATCAATCTATTTCAATTATGGATAAACGAATAAACAACGGAGGTAAAAGAGATGGTGCTGGTCGCAAAGGCAAAGCAGAAGAACAAAAGTTAATAGAGAACTTAACTCCAATGAATCCTGATGCTTTAAAGTCTTTAGAGGTAGGCTTAAAGAATAAAGAACAATGGGCAGTTAAATTATTCTTTGAATACTTTTATGGTAAACCTCAACAGAGAGTTGATGTAACAAGTAATAGTGAAACATTAAACATACCAATAATAAACTTCATTGAATCCGAAACTGAATAAAAAGTATAGTGTTCTATTTTCTTCTGATTGTAGATACTATATAATTACAGGAGGGAGGGGATCAGGTAAGTCATTTGCAGCTACAGTATTCTTAACACTACTAACTATGTCTAAAGGGGTTAGGGTGTTGTTTACACGATACACTATGGTATCTGCACACTTATCTATTATACCTGAGTTTTTAGAAAAGATAGGACTGTTAGGTTTTACAAATATATTTAGCATTAACAAAGCAGAAGTAGTTAATCAATCTACTAAAAGTGATATACTATTTAGAGGTATTAAAACATCTTCTGGTAATCAGACTGCATCCCTAAAGTCATTACAAGGAATAAGTTGTTGGGTGTTAGATGAAGCTGAAGAATTAGTAGATGAGAATATATTTGACACTATTGATTTAAGTATAAGAGAGAAAAACGTACAGAATAGAATTATATTAATACTAAACCCCACAACTAAAGAGCATTGGATATATAGGAAGTTCTTTGAAAGCAGAGGTATTAAAGCAGGTTACAATGGTACTAAAGATGATGTGTGTTACATACATTCTACCTACTTAGACAACAAGCAAAATCTATCAGATAGTTTCTTAGAAAGGATATATAGGTTAAAAAGAAACAATCCTAAAAAGTATTTGCATAAGATACTTGGTGGTTGGTTAGACAAAGCAGAGGGTGTTGTATTTGATAATTGGACAATAGGAGAATTTAATCCTGATAACTTACAAACATCTTGTGGTATGGACTTTGGTTTTTCTGTTGATCCTGATTCTTTAACAGAAGTAGCTATAGATAAAAAGCATAAGAAGATATATCTAAAAGAGCATATTTACAGAAATGGTTTAAAATCACACGAATTAGCTAAAATAACACTACAAAAGGTACAAAACAAACTAATAATTGCAGATAGTGCAGAACCAAGATTAATAGAAGATTTAAGATATTTAGGTGTAAACATTAAACCTGTTAAGAAAGGAACTATAGAAAGTGGTATAACTCGTATGCAAGACTATCAACTAATAGTATCTCCAGAATCTACTAACATAGCTAAAGAGTTAAACAATTATGTATATGCAGATAAGGGTTCTAAGTTATATGTAGACAATTATAATCATTCTATAGATGGTGTAAGGTATAATGTGATATATCATTTAGATAATCCAAATGCAGGTAAGTATTATGTACAATAAAAAAAGGTGCAACTCTGAAGAATTAACACCTTTTTAAGACTAAAACATTATGAAAACGTAGCAAATATACGATATTAAACTAAAAATTAACTAATTCTATTATATAATATGCAAGTCAAGATTAATAAAGAAGGCAAGAAAACTAATTACAATCTAATTAAAAGTTGGGATGATGTTACACTTGATAAATGGGTTAAACTTATAAGTAGGAAAGAGAAAACTAAAACACAAGATGCACTAGATACTATTAGTGTTTTATCTGATATACCTAAGAAACTTATAAATGAATTAGCTATAGGAGATGTTGCAATATTATTAAAAAAAATATCAGACTTACAAGCAAAAGAAGATACTAAACTTAAAAAGATAATAAAGTTAGATAATGTAGAGTATGGCTTTCATCCTAACTTAGAGGAAATAACTTTAGGAGAGTATGCAGATATAGAAACGTACTTAAAGAATGGTTTAGAAGATAACTTAACTAAGCTGATAGCAGTATTATACAGACCAATAACAGAGAGAGATGGTAAAGATTATTCTATTGAAGCCTATGGTATAAGTGATTCACGGATGAGGGCTAAGAAATTTGAGAAGATGAAGGCAAGAGATGTTAATAGTTCTCTGGTTTTTTTTTGGACTTTAGGGAAAGAACTGTCGATAATTTTGCCATTGTATTTAATGGAACAGAGCAAGGCGATACTAGACAGGATGCAGGAGAACAATTTGCAGACAAATGGGGATGGTTTGGTGTAATGCACCGATTGTGTAATGGAGAGATAATAAACTTAGAAAGAATAACTAATCTTAGCCTGTATGAATGTTTGACTTGGCTAACTTATGAAACAGATTTAAACGAAACAAAATCAGTTAAACAATGACATACTTTAAAGATTACAACAATACTATAGATACTCTAAAGAAATTAGGAGAGCAACACTATATGATTAAGACAATTACTACAGGAGATATATGGGAAGTTGATCTTGCTAAAAACTCATATTTTCCATTAATGCACATAACACCTGTCAATGCAGTAGCAGGAACTCATCAGATGACTATAAACTTTCAAATCTTTATTATGGACTTAGTATTTCCTGACCTTAGTAATGAACAAGAAGTATTATCTGATTGCTTACAAATATGTAATGACTTGATAGGTACGTTTAAAAATGGGGAAAGTCTTTTATTATCTAATCAAGGTTTAGATGCTTTACCTAAATACTTTACAGATGGAGATATAAATATAGAACCTTTTACAGAAAGATTTGATAATGCACCTACAGGTTGGGTATTTACTCTGCCTGTTATTATAGAAAACGAATACAACACTTGTATAGCACCACAAGCAACAACTGATGCAATACAATAATGTTTAAGATACTAAAGAGATTAAATAAGATAAAGATAAATAAACTAACAATACAATTAATACCACCAAAAATAACTTATAAATTATAAAATATGGCAGATTTAACAACAACCCTTTCTGAATCAGTAGTCTTAAATGGTGCAGTAAGAGGATCAACAAACACTTTAACAACTACAGGAATAAACAATGTGTATGAAAGAATTGTTACTTGTACAATAGATGAAACTACACATCTTGCAACTTTTGATTCTGATTCTTTTGGTTCAGCAGTTCAGATAGATAAACAAGATGTTAAATACATTAGAATAACTAACTTAGACACTACTAATGCTTTAGAATTAGCAGTAGTTGGTGCAGCTACATTATACCAAGTAACTCTAGCAGCAGGGCAATCTCATATCTTAGGTGCAGCAGTTACTGTTATGTTAGCTGAAGCAGATACTAGTCCTAGCTTTGGAACTATGGCTGACTTAACAAGTATACAAGTACATCCTGCTGCTACTTTAGATGTAGAAATATTTGTTGCTAGTATCTAGTGGATGCTATAGAAAAATATTTAGAAAGTTTTGGTAGGTATGTTGTTCAACAAGCTAGAACTAATTTAACTAAAGGCAAAAAGAATGTAACTAAGGATTTATACAATTCTATTAAATTTAAAGTTACTGATACTGCACAAGGTTATACTGTTTCTTTTTCTATGGATAGTTACGGAGAGTTTGTAGATAAGGGAGTTTCTGGAAATAAAAAGATACAAGAGTTTACAACATTTGATGGTAGAAAAGTCGCAAGTCCTTTTAAATACACATCTAAACAACCACCTGCTAAACCTTTATCTAAATGGGTAAGCATGAGAGGTATTAAAGGTAGAGATAAAAAAACAGGTAGATATATAACTAATATGTCTTTAGCTTTTTTAATAGCTAAGAAGATCAAAAGAGATGGTATTAAGAGCCTTAGTTTCTTCCAAAGACCTTTAGGGTTAGGTTTAAATAGATTACCAAAAGATATTATATTAGCACTTAAAGAAGAAATATTAAATAATTTAAAAACAATATGAGTATTATAATAGAACAACAACCATATTATAACCTATTAGCAGTAGGTCAGGATATAATATTTACAGTTTCAGACAATACAGTAGTAGCTACTAAATTTGATGTTAGATTTACTGCATCACTATACATTAATAATACTTCTTCAAATATTGCAAATACAATAAATAAAATAGCTGACTTATCAGTAACACCTAATAACAAAGGTGTAGGTATTTTCTCACTACAATCTATATTAGAAAGTTATGTTAATTCACAACACGAAGGACAAGATTTTGATGGTTTTATTTTAAGTCAATTTAAAATGGTAGATTATAGTTTAAATACACCACACCCTATACATTTAATAGATAAATACTGTTTAAACAGAAATGTTACTAATTATTTTCAAATAGGTTTTAATATAGAATATTATGATACTGCTGATGCTAATTCAAGAACAAGTTTTTTAAAAGAATTGTTATCAGAACCTTATCTAATTTATAATGGAGTTTTAGATTATGATGACCCTTTAGTGTTAAAGAGAGGTAACTATGGTTTTAATTTAAATGTACCTAAATTAGTTTTTAATGATTACTATGGAAGTTTAGGTAAATTTTTAAGTAATGCACCTATTGAACAATTTGCTAGAATTACTGATTATGGAACTTTATCTTTTTTTAATTTTTTAAATTTAAGTGATACAGGTTTTCAAGTAGGTACAGATGATTCAGTTATACCTATGGTTAATTATATAGATATTATAGTTTATGATAGTTCAGGCACACAATTATTAACGATACAAGTAGAAGCTAATAAAATTAATGGTGGTTTAAATATAGCTAATTCATCAGTACATAGCAGGTTACTATTCTTTGGTGCATTTCCTGCTAATTTATATAATTGGAGTTCAGCATTCAGAGGAACATCTACTTCAGGTAACCTTAGTTATTATACTATACAAGCCTATGATGACCAAAATATAAAAATAAGTCAGTTGTATAAAATTAATGTTATAGATAACCCTTGTGGTGGTTATGAAGCTATAAGACTAACTTGGTTAAATCCTTATGGTGTTTGGGATTATTATACATTTAATAAAAAATCAGTTAAGTCATTACAAACAAATAGAAATAACTATACACAACTTGGTGGTACTTGGAATGATAGTAAATTTAGAATTAATGGTTATAAAGGTGGTAAAAAGAATTTTAGAGTAAATACAAAACAATTAGTTACTGTAAATACAGATTTCTTATTAGAAAGTGATGCAGTATGGTTTGAAGATTTAATTAATTCAACAGAAGTATATATATTAAATGGGTATAATGACACAGTACAAGATACAAGAAGTGGAATAACTAATAAATATGTAGAACCTGTAACAGTAACAACATCTAACTACATAAGAAAAACTAAAGCAAATGATAAATTAATACAATATACATTTGAATTAGAAAAAACACATAACAAAAGAACACAAGCAGTATAATGAGCATACAATTAGTATTAATACCTCAAGCATTAGATGGTTCTTATTCATCAGTATCTACACCTGTATTTAATCAATATGTAGTTGATAATACAAACTTTAATACAATACCTTCTTTTGGTGGTGTTTATTCTACTGAACAATATGTTACTGCTGATGCTATTAATATAGCACCACCTGTTTCAAATTGGTATAGATTCAGACCTTCATCTAATCCTTTTTGGGCGCCTTGTGCTATGCCTTCAAGAGATAATGTAAATAAATTAGAATTACATTCAGCAGTAGGTTCAAGTTCTTCAATTAGTGGAGTATATCAATTAATTAATGGTTTAACAGTAGGTGCTAGTTATGAATTAAAGGTTAAAATTACACAAGCAGGTGTAGGGGGTATTTTATATGTAGGTTTAGTGGGTGGAACTATTACAGGCTCTATTACAACATTACAAGCTAATACATTAAATACTGCTTGGGGTACTGGAACTACAGGTTATCAATCTGTAAATTTTGTTGCTGACCATACAGAAGAAATATTAGCTTTATCTTATGTTAATTCTAATAATAGAACAATACATATTAATCATATAAGTATAAAAGAATCATCAATAGCACCAACATTAGTTTATACTGATTTAGAAAATGGTCAAGTAATATGTGATTTATACGAAGAAGAAGATATACCATTAAGTCTATCAGTAGATAATTTTAAGAACGTAGCTGAAAAAACACAAAGCTATACTAAGGATTTTAAATTACCTGCAACAAAAAGAAACAACAAAATATTTAGTCATTTATTTGAAGTAACAAAAAGATGGGATATATATAGTTTTAACCCATATAAAAAGACACAATGTATTTTAAAGCAAGATGGTTATAATATTTTTAAAGGTTATTTAAGGTTAATAGATATAATAGATCAAGATAAAGAAATAAGCTATAGTGTTAATTTATTTTCTACATCAATAACATTAATAGATGAATTAAAATCCAAAACTATTAGTGATTTAACTGCACTAAATGAACTAGACCATTTATATAATAAATCTAATATCAAATCAAGTTGGGATTCTACAGGTATTTTATTAAGCACACCTTTAAGTACTAACTCTTTTGCAGGTGCTTATAATGATACACATACTCAAGTATTAAAATATCCTTTTGTAGATTGGACAGGGAATATAGTAATTGCAGATGGTTCAAATCCATCAGCAAATACAGGTTCTCCTGAACTTAAAACATTAGAAGATGCTTTTAGACCTTTTATAAATTGTAAGTATTTATTAGATAATATATTTGCTACATCAGGCTTTACTTATTCATCAGTATTTTTAAATACAGATAAGTTTACTAAATTATTTATGGACTTTAATTGGGGTACAGGTTCTGCACCATCAGACTTTGAAGGAACAACTGATGGTAGGTATGTATCTTCATTAGCAACAGTAGATAATACTGCAACTTCTGTGTATTCTGCTTTACAAATTAATCAATTTAACCCTATACCAAGTACAGAGATGGGTTGGACAAATTATAAGTTTACTGCACAATCAAATGGTGCAACTTATAATATGGATTATACTTATGGGTTTAATGTAACAAGTGGTGCAACAGGAGAGTTTAGGTGGGTACATAAAAATAGTTCAGGGGTAGTTTATCCTTTAGGGGAAATTGATTATACTTCTGTTACTTTTACTACTACTACAATAAATAGTGCTACAAGATATTTTTATATAGGTAATTTTACTAGAACTTTAATACTAGGAGATACATTAGAAGCACAATTTAGGGCAACAGGGGGTACAGTTAAGCAAGATAGAATATACGGACCATATTCAGCACTTTTAGTTGCTTCAGTTTCTTTAGTTTCTACTACTTCTAATACATTATTAAATACTGAAAGAGGTGGGTTAGGTCAATGGGAATTTCTTAAAGGTATTTTTAATATGTTTAATTTAATAATACTAGAAGATAAGACAAAAGAAGGTAGGCTTATTATAGAACCTTATGATGATATTTTTAATATAAGAACTGCAGGTACAACATTATTAGAAAGAAGTATAAACTTAGATTGGACAGATAAAATTGATACTACCCAAATCAAATTAAAGCCTTTAGATTTATTATCTAAAACTACTTTTAAATATGAAGAAGATGATGATGATTATACTTTTAATGAATATAAAAGAGCAACTAATGGTCAGCTTTATGGAGAGAAAATATGGGATGCTAAAAATCAATTTGATTTTACTTTATTAGAAGGAGAAGAAGAAATTTCAGGCAATCCATTTGCTGCAACTATTGTTAAACCTTTATATGCAGTATTTGCAAGTTTTGTTGTACCATCTATATTTTCATCAAATGATGATAACACAGAGAATGAAGGGTACGATAATTTACCTAGAATACTATATAACAACGGAAAGAAATATACAGGAACAACTTATTTTATTCCTGAAGCAAATGGTTACTCAGCTGAAAACCAAGATGATTTTTTACAATTTAGTCATTTATCTAGAATACCTACTGTAATTAGTAACCCACCTTTACCAACTGATAGTGATGATTATAATTTTGGGGCTTGTGCATTAATTAGCCCTATAGGTTCAGCACCTGCAAATAATTTATTTAATAGTTATTGGTCGCAATATTATTTTGAGTTGTATAATATAAATACAAGAATTATGACATTAAAAGTTAATCTAAATGCTTCTGATGTTCACGACTTTGATTTTGCAAATAAAGTTATGATTAAAAACAGAAAGTATAGAGTTAATAAAATAGAGTACAAGCCTAATGATTTATCTACTGTAGAATTTATACTTATACCATAATGGATTATAGAAAAGGATATACAATAAAACCTGCTGAAGTTACTAGCACAGGGGAAGTTTTATTTACTAATGGAACTCAACAAGTATTAGCTAATCAGGTAGTATGTGAAGCTTATGGTTATAATTTTAATGTTGAATCAGGAACTTGTAGTGCTTATAGGTATAATTCTTTACTTAATAATAGAATTACTAATAAGAACAATAAAATTAATGGTCAAAATAATAATACAGAAAGAAATTCAAATAATTTAGTAATAATAGGTTCTTCTAATACAACAAAAGGTAATAATACTAATATATTAATAACAGGAGAAAGAAATGAAATACAAACAGGAATTAATAATAGTTCAATAATAGCAGGAAGTTTAGCTAGTATAGTAAATCAAGGGGAAGTAGTTTTAGGTGGTGGTGGTTTTAACAATGCAGTAGGATTAAGTCAAGTATCATTTGTTCAGCAATCTAATAAAACTACAAATAATACTGAAACTGCTTTACTAGTACAATACTTACCTTTAACATATATACAAAAAGTAAAAAATTCTGTAATAGGTTTTGAATCTAATGTAATAGGTGTAAATTATGGTGGTGGAGAAGGAGAAGTAGGTCAATATATTTATTTACAATTAAAAGGTGCAGTAGTATTTACTAATGGGTTAGCATCAACATATACACAAACATCAACAACAATAGCAGCAGGAGGCTTAACTGCAACTGCTACTATGAAAGATGTAACTGCAACATCATTTGGTGTTAATGTTACAGGTGCAGCAGAAACTAATATACAATGGACTGCAAGTATTAAACTATGGCAAAATAAATTAACAACAACTTTTTAGATATGGCAGAAGAAATAGTATTTGATGTAAAATCAAATGTAAAATCAGTTACTAAAGATAATAAAGAATTAGTAAAATCAGTAGTTGATGCTGAAACTGAATACAAAAATTTAAATGAACAAATGAGTATTCAAAAAGAAGTTATTACTGATCTTGAAAAAGATTTAGTTTTAATGAAGGCTCAATTAAGAGATACACCAATGACAGGTGCTGCAGGGTTCTATGCTTTAGAAGAAGCTATAGAAAAAGCTAATGATGAATTAAAGTTAGAAAAAATAGGTTTAACAGAAATTAAAAACCAGATAGATGACAATAGAGATAGTGTTAAAGATTTAGAAAAAGGCACAGAAGATGGTGCTAAAGGTTTTAAAAAGATGGGTGTTGCTGCTAAAGGAATAGGAAGTGCTTTAAAGGCTATGGGTATTGGTTTACTTGTAGCAGGTTTTGTAGCTTTAAAAGAAGCATTAGAAAGAAACCAAAAGTTTTTAGATACTATGAATACTGTAGTAGGTACTATTTCTAAAACATTTAATGATTTAGCTAGTACATTAGCTGATGTTGTTGTATGGGTTACTGCATCTAGTGATAGGTTTAATGGTTTAGGTCAAGTTATTAAAGGTATTACAACTATAGCAATAACACCATTAAAACTAGCTTTTTTAGGAATGAAACTAGCAATAGATCAAGTTCAATTAGCTTGGGAAGGTTCAGCTTTAGGTAATGGAGATAAAAGTAAAATGGCTGAACTTCAAATAAGTATTGGAAAAACAATAATAGATATAGAAAAAGTAGGTAATGCAGCAATAGATGCAGGTAAAAACATAGTTACTAATTTTGGAGATGCAGTTACTGAAATAGGTGCTATATATGAAAAAGTAGCCGAAGGTGTTTCTAAAATAAGTATTAAAGGTAATTTTGAATTATCAAAATCAACTACTGCAGCAGGTAATGCAGCTAAAATAGCAGAAGCCCAAATACAAGGATTAATTGAAAAGAACGATAGACTTGCTGAATTACAAAGACAAATTAGGGATGATGAATCTAAAACTTTTGCTGAACGTATAGCAGCTAATAACGAATTAGCAGATATATTAAATAAGCAAGAAAAAGAAATGTTATCATTAGCAGATACACGGATAGCAGCAGCAAAATTAGAATTAGATGCTAATAAAGAAAATATAGATTTACAAGTAGCTTATCAGCAAACATTAAATGATAGGGCAGGAGTTGAAGCACAAATAGCAGGTTTTAGAAGTGAACAAATGACTAATCAGGTATCTTTAGAAAAAGAACTATTAGAAATACAAAATCAATTAGCTGCTGAAGGTCTTAATGGTATAGAAAGGGAATTATTAGAATTAGAAAATGCCTATAAGGAAAAACTTAAAATGGCTGAGAAGTCAGGAACAGATATTACTGCATTAACTAAGCAATATGAAAAACAAAAAACCCAAGTAGTACAAGCAGGAATTAACGATCAATTAGATGCTTATTCTAGTCTAGCAGGTGCATTAAGTACTTTGGCAGGAGATAACAAAGCATTAGCAGTAGCATCAGCAGTTATAGATACTTATGTAGGTGCAAATAAGGCTTTAGCAGCAGGTGCAGGAACACCTTTAGGATTTATACAAGCTGCAGCAATAATTGCAACAGGACTTAACAATGTAAGAACAATACTACAAACAGATGTGCCAGGAGGGGGAGGAGGAGGAGGTTCAGTTCCTAGTGGTAGTCCACAAACTCCTGCACCCCAAATGTTAAGTGGAAACTTTAACTTAGGAGATACACCAGAACAACAACCTATTCAAGCCTATGTAGTTACAGACAATCTTACAGATAATCAAAACAAATTGGCTTATATTCGTAGGAGAGCAACAATTTAAAAATCAAATAATAACTAATTAAATCTATTATATATTATGCCTTGTACAAAATGTGATAACGGAAAATGGAAGTGGGGAGAAAATGGAGAGTGTAAATACGATTCAAAAGCTGCTTGTGAAAAAGCAAACCCTAAACATTATAAGAATTTAAAGACTACTTCAATAGTAGAATTAGTAATAGCTGATGAAAGTCCAGAACTTACAATAGATGCTATTAGTCTGGTTACTAGTCCTGCTATAGAAGAAAATTTTGTGTTTTTTGGAAAAGAGAAGAACAATCTAACATTTGCTAAGATAGATGAGGAGAAAAGAATGTTAGTTAGTCCTGCACTTATTCCTAACAAACAGATATTTAGACACGATCCTAATACTAATAGTGATTATTACGTTTACTTTTCTAAAGAAACTGTTGCTGAAGCTGCAAGTCTATATCTAAAGCATAACAATCATCATAAGGCTACATATCAACACGAAGAAGATGTTACAGGTGTTTTAACTGTAGAAAGTTGGATAAAAGAAGGAGATATGGATAAGTCTAAACTATATGGTTATGACTTACCTAATGGTACTTGGTTTGTTAAAATGAAAATCAATAATGATGATATTTGGAGTAAGATAAAAGATGGAGAGTTAAAAGGTCTAAGCATAGAAGGATACTTTATTAATAAAATGGAAAAAATGGCAAAAATACAACCAACAACAGAACAAATACTAAGTGCTTTAAATGAAATGATAAAAAGCAAAACAGAACTTAAAACTCAAAAGATTGAGTTGGGTATTACAGATGATATAGAAAAACTTTTTAATCAAACAAAAGAATTTACAAAAGATTTTAAAGACACAAGAAAAAAATTATCAAATATTGCAGCAGATAAAAATAAAGCAGTCAATGGATTAAATAAAAAAGCAGAAACTTTAAGGAAGAAATTTGAAAGTGCTGCAAAAGAATTAGGTATTGATGTTAGAAAATCTGAACCATATAGTGATTTAGAATTTATATTAAAAAGATTAGGCGAGGTTCAAAACGGATTTGCAAGAATGTCGGCTAAAATATATCAAGAAAAACTTTAAAAATCAAACAAACAATAAATAATTCTATTATATAAAAAAAAGAACTTACTATGGATTTAAAAGAACAAATATTAGTTGCACTTGGTCTTGATAAGCAAGATGAAGTTAAACTTGAATTTCAAGCAAAACTTGAAGATGGTACTATTATAGTATCTACTGCAGTTGCATTAGAAGCAGGTAGTGATATTTCTGTATTAACAGAAGATGGTTCAACAATCTTATTACCAGAAGGTCAATATCGTACAGATGAAGGTATGGCTTTTTCAGTTGAAAAGGAAGGTATTGTAGCTGAACTTTACGAAGATGAAGTAGAAAAGGAAACTGAAGGCGCACCTGTTGAAGAAGAAATGGAAGAAGAAGCAGATGTTGCTGATTGGAAAGGAATGGAGAAAAGAATCCAGAACTTAGAGGATGCTATATCTGATCTTAAAGGAGATAAAGAAGATATGGCAGAAGATGATGGTAAGGAAGCTGATGTAGAGGACTGGGCAGGTATGGAAAAAAGAATACAAAACCTTGAAGATGCAGTTGCAGACCTTAAAAAAGATAAAGTAGGAAATATTGAGGAAGAAGAATCTGATGTAGAAATGGACACAGATAACAATCCAACTCCTAAAAAAATAAAGACTACAGAAGAAGTAGAATTTGAATACCAAGCTAAAATAGATGAATTAAAATCTAAAGTAGTTGAGTTATCAAATGAACCTGCTGATGTACCTTTAGCGACTAACAAGTTTAGCACAGACAAAAAAGATTTTACTCCAGATTTAAAAAGAATGACAAAGAGAGAAAGAATCTTATATAATTACACTATTAAATAATTTAAAAATAAATAAAAATGGCTTTTACAGTAACATCAAATTATGCAGGTAAGGCAGCAGGATTTTATATCTCGGCAGCACTTAAAGAAGCAACTTCTTTAGAACACTTAACTGTATTACAAAATATCAAATTTAAAGAAAACCTACAAAAAGTTGCAGGTTCATCTTTAGTAAGAAATGCTGATTGTAATTTTACAAATCACGGAAATCTTGCATTAACAGAATCAATTTTAACTCCAAAGAATTTACAGATTAATATGGAAACTTGTAAAGATACTCTTTTAAGTTCTTGGGAAGCTGAAACAATGAAGGCAGGTGCTATGAATAACAACTCTCCTAAATTTGAGGACTACGTTATCTCATACTTTACTCAACACATCTCTGATGCAGTTGAATCTTCAGTATGGAGTGGTGCTGCTGCAACTAACGGACAGTTTGAAGGGTTTTTAACTGCTGCTACAGGTGCTTTTGCAGTAAATGGTAACACAGTACCAACAACTAATGCAGGTGGTGCAGGTGTAGCTTATACTGCTACAAATATTATAGAGAACTTACAAATTATTTCTGCTGCAATCCCATCTACAGTTTATGGTAGAGAAGATTTAGTAATATATATGAATTGGAAAACTTACAGACTATACATCTCTGCAATTTCTACTTTAGGTTATGTAAATATGTATTCAATGAACAACGAATATGAAGCAACTTTTGAAGGAATTAAGTTAGCAGTTGTTTATGGTATGCCAGATAATCAATTAGTAGCTGCTCAAAAATCTAATCTTTACTTTGGTACAGACCTTTTAAGTGATACTACACAAGTTAAAATGCTTGATATGTCGCCACTAGATGGTTCAGAGAACTTAAGATTTGTAGCTAAATATTCAGGTGGGGTACAAGTAGGTATTGGTTCTGAAGTTGTTTGGCAAGACTAATTAAATAGAAAGGGAGTGTAAAAACTCCTTTTCTTTAACTTTTAAAACAAATAAATATGGCTTGTAATTTAACACACGGAAGGGGAATCCCTTGTAGAAACCTTATCGGAGGAGTAAAGTTTGTGTACTTTGCTAAAAAAGATGAAATTAGTTCATTAGTAACTGTTGGATCAGAAGTTACTGATATTGAAATGGGAACTAATGACTTATACAGATATTCAATTAGAAGGGGTAATGCTAGTGTAACAGAAACTATCACAGGATCAACAGAAAATGGTACTGTTGTATATGCACCTACATTGAATTTAAAACTAACAGGACTAAGCACACAAGACCAGAACGAATTAAAAATGATTGCACAAGCAGATTTAGTTTGTTTTGTTCAATTAAACCAAGTATTAGCTTCTAATGATCATAATGTAATATTATGTTTAGGTGCGACTAATGGAATGGATTTAAACTCTGGATCAAATGCTTCAGGTGCTGCTTTTAGTGATATGAACGGTTATGATTGGACATTTGAAGGACAGGAATTTGCACCAATGCAAACTGTTGCAGATTATACTGCTGTTCCTTTTGATAATACTGCATTTACTATCGGTACTATTATAACATCATAATAAGGTTTTACATATAATTTAAAGAGGACTGCTTAGGTAGTCCTTTTTTTTTTCAAACAAAATCAATGTTTTTCTATTATATATTATGATACACGGACAATACGATCAACCTTACACTTTTTATACTACAACAGAAGAAAATCGTATAGATACAACTGCACCAACACAAAAGCTAAGGTTTCTATTTAAGTTCACAAATGATATGGATAGAAATGTTGTTTATTCATACGGACAAACACAGTTAGTAAACAACAGATACACAAGAGTTAATATGACACCAAGTACAACTGCTTTACAAGATGTTTTTACAGGTAAAGTAAACTTTATGCCTAATGGGTATTGGTCATACGAGATATACGAGGTTAGTTGGCAGTCTGCTAATGTAGTTTTAGCGACAGGTACTGCACCAATTAATGAAACAGATGTATTACTACCACCTGCAAATAATAAGGGAGTAGTGCAAGGATTAGTAGAGTTAGGAAAATTATATATAAAAGAACCAACAGGTGGCGAAGAAGTGCAGTACGATTCTTATACAAGACCTGCACAAACAAATTACGTTTACGTTAGTTAAATAAATAAAAAAAATGGGAATAAAAAATACACAAGCATTATTAAATGAGCAATTAGGAGGATTAGGTGGGGTAGAGGTTTTTACAACTACTGAACAAACAGGTAAAGATTATTATGCAATATACTTTGTTTTAGAAAGTGTAATATCTGCTATTACTGTAACTAATTCAACAGGTGCAAGTAACTTAGTTACGACAATACCTGCAGGAACGACATTGTTTATGAACACGACTGCTATTACTCTGACTTCAGGATTAGCTATCGGATATAAAAACTAATATATGTTAGCATTAGCTAAAAAGTTAAGTTTACCAACTATACCTACCTATAGGTTTGTAAATAAACATTCTATTATCTTTGATGGAGTAGACCAATGTATTATTACTGATGGTGCAGATACTGTAGCACAACCTACTACTTATTCTTTTTGGTCTAAGTCAAGTACAGCAACAAAAAATATAGTATTTGGACACGGTGCAGATAGTCAGGGTGGTTTTCAATTAAATAATTCCACACCAACAAGACCTATTTTATATCTTGGTGGTTCTTATTATAGGTTTTGGAATAGTACAGACAAGCAATCTGATGGAGAGTGGCATCATTGGGTAGTTTATTCAGATACTAACGATATAACAAATTCTAAGTTATATTGTGATGGTATATTACAAACAGTTGAATCAACAGTTTCATCAGGTAGTGCTGATGCTTATACAGAATCATTAACTATAGGAGGAAATAAAGCAGCAAGTGGTACTTATTTTACAGGGAACATAGATGAGTTTGCAGTATTTGATAGAGAACTAACTCAAGCAGAGATTACTCGTATGTACAATACATACTACTCTCCAAACAGAGTAGCTAATGGTAACTTTAGTCAGATAGGTAATGAAGAAGTAACTAATGGAGATTTTAGTGAGATAGGTTCAGAAGAAATAACTAATTACAATCTTAACGGAAATTTTAGCGACACTTCTGCTTTACATAATTGGATAAGTGGGTTTGGTGGTAGTTTTGCACCATCAACAGGAGTTAATGATGGTAGTATTAGAATTACTAGCTCAGGTGGTATTAGGTTAAATGGGATTTATATGGGTGTAGTGGCAGGTAAACTTTATAAAGTATCAGTATTAGCTTCAACAAATACAGGAACAGCATTACTAGAATGTTCAGGAGATTTAACAAATTTTACCCCACAACAAACTATTACAACTACTCCTACTACATTTGATTTTTATGTTAATTATTCTAGTTACATTTCTTTTATTGGAACACTTACCTCTAATATATTGACTTTAGATGATATATCAGTAAAAGAGGTTGGGCAAGATTGGAGTTTTGGTGGAGGTTGGAGTATGGGAGATGGTGTAGCTGAAGCAGATGGTTCTACATCTACATCAAATTTATTAACTCAAGATTTAGGTTTAGTTGTTAATAAATCATATAAAATTTCATTCAGTAGTAATAGAGTTAGTGGTACTTTATTTGTTAAAAATGGCACTTCATATTCATCAAGCACTATATATACCCTTGACACAGGTACAGGTTTAGAGGTACAAACATTTACTATAAATTCTCCTTCAAATAGTGAGATAGGTTTTTATGCTTTCAATTACGAAGGTACAATAGACAACATATCAGTCAAAGAAGTAGGACAGGGGTGGGCAATTACTGATGGTTGGAGTTTAGAGCAAGGACAAGCATCTTGGGATGCAAGTGCAGCACCTTATAACAATAATACATCTCATGCAGTTAGTTTTTCAGCAGGTTCAGAATATAAATTAATTTTAACAGTTGCTGATGCAGGTGCTAATGCACAATTACTTATTAGACTGACAGGTGTTTCAAATCAAGATATTTATGGTTATGCTACTATTGCAAATGGAGAAACAACATTTAATTTTACATCAACTTATAATAATACTCGTTTAAATTTATATGCTTTCAAATCAGGAGTAGCACCTAATTATTCAATAACCAACGTAGTATTACAAGAACTAAAGCACGATGCTACAAACCTTATGCTTAATTCAGGTGCTTATCAGTCAGCTAATCCATTAATCACTTCTACTAATAGTATGGAGTTTGATGGTGCTGATGATTATTTAAAAGCTAACATTACTATAGGTAGCTTTACAGGTTCAGTTTCTTGTTGGATAAAGAGAGATGATAATACAGGAGAACAATTTATTGCTGATTTTAGAGGTTTAGGTGGTACAGGAACAGGTTTTGTTTATTTAGATTTAGATATTCTTTCAATATCAAGTGGTACTCCTTATGTAGATGGATTTCAAACTGCTACAGTTCCAAATGATGGTCATTGGCATCTTGTTGTAATTAAAGGAATAACTTTAAATTTAACAGAAAATATTTTGTTTGGTATGCAATATCCACAAGCACTTTATTTAGATGGTAAAATGACTGAATTTGGTTTATGGGATAGAACTCTTACAGACTTAGAAGTAGCATCACTATACAATCAAGGTATGCCTACTAATCTACTTGTAAATAGAAACGACTATCAGTCAGGTAACCCTACAGTATTTAATACTAAGCAAGTTGATTTTGATGGTTCTGATGATTATATGACTATTGGAGATATAAATTATTCTTCTTATAGTAATATTTCTATTTCAGCTTGGGTTAATAGTTCAGACACAAATGGTTGTATAATACAAAAAGAAAGTGTTTTTAGATTAATAAAAACTGCTGCAAATAGTATGCTTTTT